AATGTAGTACCTGATGTGCCAAGGCTCTGATTGCAACTCGAAACTGAAGCCGTACCAATCAGCGTTAGCAATCATCCATTTCAGTCGGTCTCCGCTGGCATCGCTTACGTCCACGGCCAGCCCAAGGTTGTGCATGGATGTGCCCGGTGTTGCCATTGGTGCCATGCCGGGCTTCAGGTAGTACTTCTGCCCTTTGTACGTGCGCACAGATGTGGTGGGGATAGGTGCTGTGGTGTATCGGGCCATAAAGCCTCGCTCTTGCGTCTCAAGGCTCCTGTACGTGTCTGCGACGCTCGTGGGCTTGAACGGCCTAATGCCGTCAGCGTGTGCAGCTTTACGCATCGCCTCCCACGCTTGAGCAGCCAAAGGATGTAGTTGCCCATACGGCCGAATGGTTTTGAGCAGGTAGGCAGGCAATCGGCCTGGCTGTACGCCTCGTAGGTCAGCAGGTAGTACGACTGGCTTGACCGGGTATTTCACTTGCGTCCGTACCGCGTGTCTTTAGTGTTTGCCCATGCGTAGATCAGTGGCAGGACTGCTGCTAGTCCGGCTTTTAGCGCGTTTTCTGCGTTGTAGTTGCTTGTGATAAGCACGGCGGCGCTTCCAGCGACGAAAGCTTTCAACCAATCTTCGAGCATCGGTACCCACTTCATTCAGACCTCTGTGGTGAAACAAAGTTTGTGCCATCCCAATTATCACCAATTGCAGCGTATTTACCACGATACGCGCCTTCCAAACTCGTTTCAATCCATGTGCCATCAATACCTAATGATGCAATAAAAGTTTGACCTGCAACTTCGTCGGGAGCGTCAGCATCAGCAACAATAATGACATCAGTAACAATGTTGTCTGAATTAATTTGTGCAAAGTGTGCCATAACTAGACCCTCATTCTTATGTACACAACGCCGGCAGCGCCGTTGCCACCTGCGTTACTTGATGTTCCAGCGCCACCGCCTCCGCAACCGTAGTTTGTTGCTGCGTTGCCTGCTCCCGAACCTGACCGACCTGCGCCTGCCCCAGTAGAACCAGCCGCGCCGCCTGTCGTGCCACCGCCACCACCACCAGCTGCAACAAAGTACGACGCACCAGCGATGAACGCCGAGATGTCGTAACCTGCTCCGCCTGCTCCGCCCGTTGTCGTAACAGCGTTAGAACCTGCTGCGGCAACACCGCCACCACCACCGCCTGCACTACCGCTAGCGGCTGATGCTGTTCCGTTACCGCCGTTGTTCCCAATGTTTGCAATAGATGATCCACCAAGGTTGTTGCTTGCCGTAGCGGTTGGGTGACCGCCGCCGCCGCAACCGCCTTCGCCAACAGCGCCACCAGTTCGACTGAGTTCTTGTGCAGTAAGTTCCGCACTGCCGCCGCCGCCGCCGACCGAGACAACTAAATCACCGATAGACGAGCGGCCTCCTCTGCCGCCAGTTCGTTGCAACGATCCGCCCGCGCCTTGAGCGCCGACCGTAATAGTCGTGTTAGCGCTCAAGTAAATAGTTCCAGTAACTCGAGATGAACCGCCACCGCCACCGCCACCGCGATCGCTTGCAGCACCTCCACCGCCTCCACCGCCGCCTGCATAACATTCAACGTCAAATAAGCCAGCTCTAGTGACTGTCAATGTTCCAGTAGTCGTGAAAGTCAACAGCGTGTAATTGACACCGCCAACTGTGATGCTTGAGCTGCTGCCGCCTGTGGCTACACCGTACCCAATCCCACCCGCACGAAAAAAGATAGCCGTAGAGGCGCTCGTGAAGTACAGCGCTCCACCCTCCCACTGAGCCAAGGCCAATGAGCCTGCACTGTTGACCGTCGCCGTTCCGGCTGTGATCGTGCATGTGCCTGTATTAATGTTGTGAATCCAAAGAACGTCACCAGCAGCAAACAGCCCGGTATTGACCGTAATTGTCGTAGCGCTTGCCGAGTTCATGATTACTCGAGTTCCAGCATCAGCCGCCAGCAATACGTAGCTGGTGGTTTTGGTGCTGGTATCCCAGTTGAAATCGTTATTTTGCAGGTTATTCATTTGCGCTGCAGTCAGCACTTGTGCAGCTGTAAAGACTTGCTTGGTCATGGTTACCTCATCCTAATACGTTTGTGCCATCAAGTTGACCGTACACCGGGTCATCCAAAATGAGCTGGAACACGATGGTGGTCGGGGCTGTGTAGTACGTAATGCGATGGCCTGACGCGAAATTGATGTTGCCCTCAATACCTTCAATGCTCAACTCTGACGTGATGGTTGACAGCCCGGTGATGTCTTTGGTGACCGTGATGGTGTCTCCGATGTCCACGGTGGCAGCCAAAGCGCGCTCAGCGTTGTCCAGCAGGGCAAAGCTGGTGCTGACAGCCGTAAAGCGTGGGGCAGGTTCAGGCTCCAGCAAATAGTCAGCCAAGTCATCAATCTCGGTTTGCTGATGCAACAGGCTGTTGGTGATCGACTGCGACTGAATAAAGTACGTGGCCTGACTGGTCAAATCCTCAGCCAACGCATTCTTGCCATCGAGTGCTTGCACGTAAGCACGGTTTAGCACGCCATCAGCGTCAAACTCAATCTCCACGCTGTCATACGGTGTGTTGGTGTTGTCATCGGCAAACGTGATGACCGAACCGCTCAGCGTGGCTCCGATACGCGGCTGGAACGTAAACACGCCAGCCCGACTCATAAACACGCGGCCCTGCTCCGCCTGATTGATTTGCGTGATGTAGCTCAAAGTGTTTTGCCCGGCATTGAGCGTGTATGAGCTGTCATGGCCCAAGTCGACCGTGCCCACGTCAATAGCCGTGGTGCCTGTGTAATTGACCTCTGGCAACGCTAGAACAGTCTCAATGCGTTCTCCCGAGGTTTCCGCACTCGGGTTGAACGCAGCCATCTGCGTCTGAGCCAGCAGGTAGAAATCGTCTGAGCATTGCACCGCCACCGTGTTAGGGCCAGCCAACGCAAACTCGTAGTTGTAAGCCGTGACGTAGCCGACAAACAGGTATTCCGATGATCGGCTCAGCCTGACTCGACGCATAGGTGCAAGGCCCGGCTTGTCGTTGCTTGGGTCGTAATAGGGGCTGGCAGTGTCATACGGCCCAAGGATGCCTGTCTCGTCGGTCATGCGAAAGCTCATTGTCCCGGCACCAAACTGATCGTCAATGTTGCGGCGACCTCGCTTGTAGGCAACCTCGGTCACATACTCAGTGATGTCTGCGTATGTCGTATTAGGGCCAAGCGTGTAGCTCGTATTGTTTAACACGCCCTTGGTTGCGTCATTCAACCTGAATGAGTTGTAGTCAAAGCCTGTGTCAAGCTCGAGCAGGTAACTACCTGATTGGACAACGCTCGCAGCCATGGTTACGCAATCTGTACGTCAAGTGGGCCGCTGCGACGGTTGTACTGTTTCAACGCGTTCACGATGGTGTCACCGAGGCGCTCGTCGGCAATGGTGCTGTTGACAGTCACGTTGTACACAGCCTGCTTTGGCGCGTATGCCGCGTCCAGCATGGCTGGTACTTCGTAGTAGCGGCTCTTGGGGTCATACACCGAAGGGTCAAACGGTTGCACGGTCATTTGACCGCCACCGCCACCGCGACTACCACCGCCACCGCCACCCGATGGGGGAGGCAATGTTACCGGGGCAATAGCCGGGATGCTTGGCACTTGAATCATGCGCTCCACTCGATCAGGGCCAGCAGCTGTACCAGCAGTACCGCTAGCAGTGCCGCCGCTACTGATGTTGAAGCGTGGCAGGTTGATGTCGCCTAGTTCCCCGATGTTGACACCGGGCAGCAGGTTCAAGCCTTTGATGACGAGGTTTATCATGCTGACGTAGGTGTTTGCAATGCTCTCAAAAATGCCGATGATGAAGTTGCCCATGGTGGCAAATGCGTTTTTGACGCTGCCAGTCTTAGCGACCAGCACACCAAAGCCAGCCACCAATAGCGCTACAGCCGTTACGACCAAGCCGATTGGGTTAGCAGCCATCGCAAGGTTCAACGCCAACTGCGTCACCGTGATGACCTTCATGACTGCGTTCAATGCAAGAATTGCTCCGGCAAGTGAGCCGACCACAGCCATGACCGCTAGCACCTTGTCGGTGTTGTTTTGTACGTATTGCGCAAAACGTTGCAGTACCGGGAGCAGGCGCTCAAGGATGGGCAGGAATGCTGCACCGATTGATTCTTTGGTTTCGCCAATGGTGAGCGACAAGCGCTTCATTTGACCTTCAGCGCTGTTGGCAGCCACAGCTGCTGATCCGCCGACCGTACCAGCCACGGCCGCAAACACCTCATCAAGTGACGCGCCTTCTTTGATAAGGCTTCGTACCGAGGGCAGCAACGTGCCCAGCGCCTTGGTATTGCCACCGTACGCCTTGGCGATGGCATCCGTAGCCGTGCCCAAATCAACGCCAGTGGCTGCAGCAACGTCGAGGGCCAGCGTGAGGCCATCCTGTGCCGAAGTCATCTCTCCAGTCACCTGGACAAGCGAGGCGAGGGCTGGGCGTAACTCATCGTCAGCCACAGCCGCCGACATCATCGTGGACTCAATAAACGCCTCAGCGACCTTGATGTTGGCTTCCCCAGCCAGCGTGTTATTGGTAATGGCCTGGGCGAGCAGGGCTTGTGCTTTTGCGTCCTCAATAGCGGCTTTGGTTGCGTCACCGATGACCACAGCCAGCCCACCGATAGCCGCAGCTGCCGGGATGGCAGCCTTCTTGAGGGCAAACTGGGCTTTAGCGCCAGCGCCTTCAAGACTCTTGAACTCATTGATGGCGCTCTTGATTCCCTTGCTATCAAACTCGGAAATAATGGGAATGTTTACA